CCAGTGACATTCGGCCTGATTCCCCGATACGCGAAACTCTAATTCCGGGTATTGCTCCGCAATGTCCGCAAACCACGTGCCCTTATTCTTCTGTTCCTCGGCGGTACGCCGCAAATAGATGAATTGCCATCGTTTCTTAATCCAGTCACCGATAACCAATTTTTTAGCGCCATAGGTTTTACCGAGGCCGCGTGCTCCGATTACGAACATCCAAGGACTATGATAGGACAATACCCTACCATAGTCATAATAATCATTCTCATTAAGCACGTTGATGTCGCTCATGAGTCCAGTATAGCACGCTTATTAAAAGTTTGGCGGTGCACTCTTCCCATCCCAGACGTTCAGCAGGCTATAGGCGGTCTGATATCGCGTGCCATATGGCCCGAACGGCGACGTGGCCAGAATGTTGTCACGCAATCCCGCAAGCGTGGTCGCGGTCGGCACGTTCCACGCGCCTGCGGGAGATTGATGGTACGCGCAAGTCCACAGTATTTGCATCTTCGCGTCGTCATATTTTTGCGGATACCCCTCGTAATCCGTGGCGAACTGAGCGCGTTGCCCCGCATGAGATTGAGTGCGTCGCGCCCACGTCTGAACGCAGCAACCTCGCTGCCGGTCATCGCCCTGTCAACGTGCCGCCCGACTCCATAAGCGCGGCAATGTCCGGCGCGGCGGTAGCGAACGTCCCATATCCGTCAGCGTCAGCCGTTTTCATCGCGTTCAGCACTTGCAGGCGGCGTCCGAAACTCCATTGCGCAATGCCAATGCCTTGGCGATTAGGCTCCACCGCATCCCATTGCAACGATGATTCAACCGTGCCCACCACATAAAGCGCATAACTTGACTCGCCGTCACCTACACTGGGAGACGATTGCCCGCCGTCCCCATCCGGCGCACCCGTACCAGACGCGCCGCGATATATCCAATTCTGCGCGGTCGTCTTGACGAACAACGCCGACATGCCGCCACTACGCGAACCGTAATGATATATCAAATTATCGCCCTGCTGCTGTATCCATGCGGACGAACCGCCCGACACGCCCGAACCTTGATTATCCCCACCCGTGGGATTGCCTCCGTTCGGATTATCCGGCGTCGTACCGCCCGGCTGCAAAACTTTGGGATGCAGGTAGCCGAGCAACTGCGAACCTTTTAGCAGTGGCAAGGTTTGATGGACAGCCGGAGTAGGGTTTTGCGTCAAGACATCGATATTATCGCCAGTGACGCCACCCCATACGATTGCGACATGGGAGCCGGTGTAAATCCGGCCCCCAAACGTCCAAAAAACCACGTCGCCCTTGACCGGCATATAATTGGCGTCCATTCTCTCGTACACGTCGCCAAGCGCGGCGGTGTAGGGGAACCGCGTATAGCACCCCTCCGCATAGCCGGTCGGCGTGATGCAATCCTGAACACTCAACCCGTACATGTCCATCGAGTATTTGGCCCATAAATCCCAGCACTGCGCACCATATGCACCGTCCATATCCCAATAGCGGTTTTCAGTCCGTGTAAACCATTCGTCCAATGTCGGCATGATACCAGTATACCCCGCCCGGCGTACCGAGCGGGGTATGGATTAGATTTTCAAGCAAGAACGCTTACCACGGGTAGCATGCGAAACAGCCATTGTTCCCCCCGGCCGTATCTCCGAAGTAGGTAATTCTCGGTGCGCCGGACGTGTCCGAGTTCGGGGTATCGGACAACAGCCAGCCGCTTATGGCAGAGCCGGAGTTAGTGAGGCCCGCACCCCACGTCCTGAACAGGTTTGGAGTCGAACCGGAGGCGACTCTGGCCCAAGCAGGGAACGTAAGGCCATTTTTCAGTTCGGCATTGGTGGACTCATCATCGCCCCAAAGCGTGGCGAAAACCATGCCGCCAGATGCTACGATATTGCTACGCACGTGGCCGTTGGATGAAGAGAGGGTGGCCGCTTCGTAGCGTCCGGTGTATGTGCCTCGGACGGCGGACGCCATATAAGACGCGATAACCTTCGCACCGTTCGCGTTCGGGTGAATATCTCCGCTGGGGAAATTAGAATCGTTGCCGATATTCCACGTCCAAGCCCAATCAACGTTTTCCACGCCGTTTTTTGCAGCCGCCTGCGCAACACCCGCAGCCTTCTGCCGACCGTACATGTCCATACCGGCATTATGCCAGAGCATAGGCACGGAAATAATACGAGCCTTAGGGAACTTGGCTCGCGCGTTAGAGAACGTCGCATCCGCATATGATTCCATCTGCGGCGTTGTGCCGATATCGTTTCGACCGCCTCCAATGATAATAATCGCCACATTATCATTGTCGATGGTCGAAGCGCCGTAAGCGTTGTCAATCTGGTCGGTGAACGTCCTACCCGAGACGTTGAACCCCGCGCCGGTGACGGAATAGTTTTTCACCTGATACTCGCCGCCGATGATGTTGCGGAGCTGCGTCGGCCACTTGGTTGCGTCCGTACCGTCCGGATTGACGCTCCCGGACGAATTGGCGTAGCTATCACCGATGCATAGGCAGATAGGCAGTTGGTCTTGCGGCATTGTTTCCAACGCCCGAATGCGTTGGCTCAACTGCTGCGCGGTGCCAGAATATCCGCCCTGCTTGGTGAACGTCGTGTCGGCTTGCGCCTTGGTATACACACTCGTGGCGTCGGCCTTGCCGTCCACAGTGTCGGACAGCGTGGACACCGTGGACTGCAATGCCGTCAACGCCGTGTTTTCCGCCTTACCATTAATAGTGGACATGAGCGCTTGCGCCGTCGGCGTGGACGTGACGCCGAGCGCGTTGAAATACGATTCCTGCTCGGTTATGTCCGCTTTATTGGTTTGCGCCAACGAGAGCGCACCATCCGCCGTGGTCTTGGCCGTATTGGCGGTAGACGTTGCGGTGGTGGCGTCCGTTTCATTGCGATACATCTGCGAGTCGATTTTACTCATATCGCCGGTATAATCGCCACGCCACGACGGCTTGTCGTCCGGACTGTCGCCAAACTGCGAAAGATTATAGTGCGGGGTTTTGTTGATACTGGACATTATGATACCTCCTTGACAATGATTTCATCCGATAGTTTCGATACTATCATCGTTGGAATATTATTTATACGATAAGGTTCCATGCCGACCATGAGTCATCAGACGGTACAAGCTTGTTGTTGGGGGTTGGCGCCTGTCTGTATGCAACATTCTTGCCTTCAACACGGGGGTTAAAAAAGCATAATTGCATTATCAGCTGGTAACTACGCAACACAATGAGACCACCGGTTATCCATGCATTGTTAGGCGCGTTGGTCCCGACGCCGTTAAACGTGTACATGCCATCATTGTAAAAGTCATTGAAATCGATGGCATTCCACTTATTGTCAATCGGGTTGATGGCCGTCCCCGACCCAACCCCCAGCGGAGCGTTTTGCGTACCGTCGCCCGTCAACGTGGCATCATGGGCAACCTTGCTTAATCCGCCGGATTGCGCCGCCGCGTGGACCGCCGCATCGATTTTGGACATGTCGCTATTGTAATCACCGGTATACGTGGGGTGGTCAGCCTCCGTATACTGGCTTAATTCATAATGTTCGGTGTGGTTGGTAGCGGTCATGCTTGCCCCCCCGTGGTCTCAAAGTTGGCTACCGTCGGGTTGCGCCGGACATATTTGGCGTCCGCGCTGTCCTGGGTAAGGTAAACATCGGCGGGGTCGCCCTCGGGGATGCTCTTGCCGTACGGGAATTGCGAACGTCCCGGAAAATCGCCCGGTACGCAATTGTCCACGGCGGTGGCGCGTAAATCATATTCACGTGCCGACAACTCCAGAGCGTCATATATGGACGATTCGAGCTGCATATTGTCATAATCTGCCCAAAACAGTCCATGATTGCGAGCGTTATCATACATCCCGTCAAGCACGGTCTGTAGGGCGTCCTGTTTGCCATATACCGGTGACCACGCAATTCCTGTGACCTGCGACTGCCCGATAAGTCCGATCAGTTCCTCACGCAAGACGGCCATCCGCTTGAGCAGATCATCAGCCATATCCTTGATGTCCTGATTATTGGCGTCAATCGCATTGTTCACCGACCCAACCAGTGCATTGAAATCGGATTGCAAATCATCGAGATTATGGCGCAGGCATTCGATCAACTGCAGTGTCGTCAGCCCGTCCCGATAGGTGAACGGAATGGACGTAGGGATCCCGTCGAACAAGCGTTGCCGTGGACTCAAAGCGTTAATGGTGACCATGATTACTCCCGTTCTCCGTAGCTATGGCAGTTACCGAAAATTGTATCATAAGTTCCCCAGGTCTGCATAAAGCAGGGTTCGAGGCTACGTACGATTTCCATGTCCACGTTGATAATCGCCCGTCGATATTCCTGAATCAAGCTCATGGCGCTCTGACTGCGCCCGGTCACATGACTTTTGCCCTGGGCATTGCTCGAACCATGCTGGTAGTCGGTGGCGCTTTGCGCCGTGGTGTGACTGGTCGAATCCTGCGAACTGGACGCGGTACCGGAACTATCCGCCTGTGATTCATTCGCGTGGGAGGCGTAGCGGGCAAAGTCGCCCACGACGCCGGTCTGTGGCACGTCACTGTCAAAACTCCTTGACGTGGTGGTGCTGGAATTATCCGACTCGCTGCTGCTGCTGCTGGTCGAATCCTGCGAACTGGACGCCTTGCCGGACGACTGGGATTCACTGCCGCTCTCGCTATCCGTCGTCATGTCCATGGAGTCCAGCGGATTATATTCCATGTCCAGCGTTCGGTATCGTTCGTTGAAATAGGGCATGATTTCCGCCATTGTCATGCCCAGATAGAAAATGAATTGCTGTGCGGTTTCCTGTCCGATTTCCCGCAGTGCGTAATGGCGGACGATTTTTTCGTTCAGCTCCTCTCTATGTTCTTCTCGGTAAATCGGGTAATAGTCGGCGGACAGATGCAGCTTGTCGTCGGTGTCATATCCGAATGCAATGAGATTGCCGAGAGTTTCGGTGTACTCGCCGGGCGTCTCCATGGCGTAGGCGCTAAAATCCTGTGTCACAATACACCTCCGATACCCGCGTCGTATGATGCGGGCATGTCAATGTCCGTCGTGCCCGAAGCGCTGGAGTCAAGCGCGTTGGGCACGCCGGAGCTTTGCGCATCCGCATACTCCACCCACACGTTCAGTTGCGGCCACAATCGGTTGATCTCAGTCGCCGCAGTCTGCCGCGCCTTGAGGAAACTCAGGCGGAACACGTCCACTTTCTCATTGGCTTGCGCCACTTCATCCGATATCAGCCGTTCCTTTTTCTCCGTACCGGACGATTGAATGCCGAGATATCCCAGCACCTCGTTAGTGACCTGCGCCTTCTGCTGGATGAACTTGTCCAACAAATAAGGCGTGGTGTTGGGCCACGGTTGAAACATGCTGCCGGGGTCAAGCGAGTCGTATCCGATGATATAGTCCTGACCATCCTGTCGTTGCTGAAGCATGTTTTGCACGGTGAGTTTTGTGCGGGGGTCAGCGGTAATGATGGTCGGCAGCTTCAGGCTCTCCAAATTCACATCATACGCTTTGTCGATATCAGCGAGTCGCCGCGCGTACTGCCATAATGTCGGCTTGAATCCGACGCGCATTCGATTATCCCAAATGGGGATGCATTCCGAACCGGCCTTGAGCTGCCTATAGCGGTAGTTGACGCCTACCGGTTCGAAGCATGTCGGATTATTATATACGTTCAGTCTACCCTGATATCCGGCCTGTGTCACAAGGAACCTGCCGATACGCCTGTCTTCGAAAAACAACGCGCAACCATATTCGCATAGACATATTTCCAGCCAACGTTCGTCTACGGTTGGCGGCAATCCGCGCCAACTGAAACGGTTTAACGCAAGCTCCATCAACAAATGAAGATACATGTCATCAAGCGTGGCGGCGCGTGTCTTCGCGTAATTGCCGCGGGGGTGCAATGCGCCGCCGACCCGATTCTTTTTAGACCTACTCATATTGTCATCATATCACTCGTAACGAATGCCCGGAAGTGGCTCATTGTCAGCCCAGTCGGTCACGCCGATATACTCAGGCTTGTTCCAGACCGTCACGCCACGCTCGAACATGCCCTTGATGGTCAGACGGTATTCTTCGGGCAACGTGCCTCGCACATACGCCTCCTGCATCTGCCAGAACGTGAATTTCTCCATGCATTCCAGCGAAGCGGGAGGGGTGACGAAACGCTGGACGAAATACCCATAGCGTAGCATGTATTCACCTGCCGCCCTCAACGCGCTCGGCGCACACGTCTTGAACCGTACCAGCACGCCCATGATGCCGTTCGACAAATTGAACATATCGCCTCCGAGCGCTCCCGAAGCGGTCGGCGGGGTCAACTGCATCTGCTGCACTTGAGCGTTGATTCCGGCGATGGCGTTCTGGTAGTCGCCTTGCGCCGCGTACGAAGCCAGTCCGTAATTGGCTTGCGAGACAATGGCGTTGAGCTGATTGCCTAATCCGGTTGCTCCGCTTGCGTAGGCGTTGGCCTGCGATGTCGTCGCCGCATTGGTGGCAAGCTGATTGGCCGTACTCGCCGCCGCCGTGGAATTGGAGACGGCGGCAGACGAATTGATGCCGTAATTGGCTATATCCGTCTGCGCGGAGCCGAGGAACGCGCCGCCAACCGCGTTCACCGCACCCAATGGACTGCGGGATGCGACGGCGTTCAGTCCTCCACCAATGATGCCGGCCATACCGTTGAGGTTGTTGCTCTTGATATTCTGCTGCACTTGGAGGTTGGCCATCTGACTGGTCTGATTCTGTCCGATGGCAAGGGACTGGTTCAGCGAGTTTGCCGTGATCGCATTGGTTGCCGTCCTGTTCTCATTTGCCCAGTTGGTTTGCCGTGTGGCGTATTCGCGTTGCAATGCGGCATTGGAGTTGGCTACGTTTGCCGAAGTCAAAGCTTTCTCTCTGGTCCATTGGGCCGATTCCTGCGCGTAGGCGCGGGTGTACGCGCTGTTCGCCATGGCCAGCGCGCCACCGTTGTTGACCACGGAAAAATGTGGCAGATTGGTGATGCCGAAACTTGCGTGAAGCATTTCGCCGCCGTCGATCGGCAGACCCATATCCTTGCCGTTGATGCGCAGCGGGATTGCGGTATTCGCTCCGGCCTCATTGTATCCGGGGATATAGAAATTTATTCTTGCGCCGGACGGTGCGTAAGTGTAGGTCTCACGGACGGTGAGCGTGTCGGATTGAATGTCTTCGGGTCGGTAGGTAATGACCGTGCCGTTCAGGCAGCCGCATTCGACAACGCAGTACGGATAACAATAGAGCTTGCGCAGATTCCGGTATCGGGCGGGGATGTTGAATCTATCGCGAAAATTCGCAATGGCCATAACGTCTTCGTAGCGCAAATCAGAATCCAGAGAGGAATTGAAAGAATAAATGTTGCCATATTCTTCGGACACCGACTGTCCGTAGATTTCCGTAACCCTGCGGCCATATCGGCTCACGTAATCCCGTGGGATCTTCGGCACCATGTACACGGCGCAAATGCCTTGCGTTATCCAGGGAAACAGCGTGCCAAGAGCCATGATGTTGGCGACATACGCCATTCTGTTCTCGCAATAATAGACCGAGCAGCCGTCCGTCTCCTGTTCGAAGATGGCCCCGGTCGCGGTGGTGAGCTTCGGTTCGGAAACGTTGCCGGGGTCGTCGGTGAGATTCGTGGTGCTGACCACGATCAGGCCGTAATCGACCCAATCGACGCCGCCGCCGTCCATGTCATAATGCCGGCCTTCGATGATACTTTGATATTCCTGCGCCGTAGTGACCATCTCACTGCCGGTATCCAACCCCTCCGGGAGCGCCAGATAGGTGCGTCCGTAATCGTCCCACTGTCGCTCATTGGCGATTCCGATATGCCCGCGCGTCACATAGCAGCTGCCGAATGTGACATCATGTTGGAAACTCTGCCATACGTCCAGCATCAAAACCAATTGCGTACAATGAGCGTTGACATATTCGACGCGCTGGATAAAGTAATACCATGCGCGTGGCCCCTCCAAACCGGAGTAATCGTTATAGGCTACGAGATAATTCCAGTCCGACGCCTCGCTAAACGGCAGTTCGACGCGGGCGGGCGCGTTGAAAACATGCATGGTAGCCGGACGGCATTCCACTCCACCCAGTTTGTCAAACCATTCCTGCTGTGTTCCACGTGACACAAACCGTACGATATCACGGTATGAAGCATCCCACGGCACACGGCAGAGTTTCAATGTCGTGTTTGGCGTCCATTCCGCCCATGAAAAATTAGATTCCACATAAGGGTTCGCGTCATCAATCATCATTGTCCTCCGGTATGACAAGGCCCGGAGCAATCACGTGGATTACGCTCCGGGCCTTGTCCTGCATCACACCGTGAGAGAGAGTAGCCAACCGGCTACCCTCCCATTATATCACGCGGTCACGGTCACGCTCTTCTTACCGGACACGCCGAATAGCGTGGCGGTGATATCGGAGCTGCCCGACTTGACGCCAGTCACTACGCCCGATTCGGACACGGTGACGTTCGCCGGAGTTCCGGATGTCCAAGCGGCCTGTGCGGTCACGTCGGCGGTTCGTCCGTCAATCATGGTCGCCACGGCGGTCGCCTGTGCCGTATGACCAGTGGTCACGCTCGGGACGGTTACGGCAATGGACGCGATGATGGACGGATTGAATCCGATAACACCGTCACCGACCACCGGCACGTCCAGCGTTGCAGACACGGTTGCCGGTACTTCCGGCGTCTTCGGATTCGTATACAAGGCGGTTGCGGTAATCGGGATGGTGGCGTTCGGTTCGTCAAGTCCGACCACCATTACGCCGGTGGGCGAAATATACGTGTAATCGCTCTTCGGCTTAACGGTGTCGCCAATGCGATACTCAATCGCGTCGGAGCGGAACGTGGCGGTACCGTCATTAGTGATGGTCGTATCGGCAGTGACCTGCACCGCGCCACCACGCGCCACGTCGCTCGGGGTTTCCGATCCACCGCCATACATGGCAAGCTTGAGCTGGAACGTCGGCGTCTGAGCTTGCGTACCTGTGGGAGCCACCACGTTTTCAGCGGAACCGGCTCCGGTCCAGAACATCACAGCCGGAGCGAAGCCGGACACCGAGATGATGTGCTGGACATGCAGATAATGGTTGACCGAATTGATGTTGACCGGGTTGGTCTGCTGGGTCATTTCGTTGATGACGGGAATGTCGATCAGGAACTTGTCGGTCGTAAGGATGGCCTGCACGCCATCCATGCCGAACCGGTCCTGCGGAATGACGATGATCCGGTCTATGGTCGGCTCGGCGTCGGTGCGCTGGAATACCGTGGCAAGGCCCTGCACGTCAAGCGCCGACTTGACTTCGGGGGAGCAGAACAGTACGAGTTCGTCCGGACGGGCAAAGGTCGGCATGTGGCGGGCGTTGTACTTGGTGGAGACGAATTTAAGCGTGTCCGCCCATGCGCGAATCCGGCGCAGCATGTCACGGGCGTCCGTCTCCGAACTGCCCATGTCGTTCAGGTCGTTGTTCATATGGACTCGCCAATATCCGCCGAGTTTCGCATATTCGACGAATTGGTGGCATAGGGCTTCGAAGAGGTCGACTTCGGCCGCGTTATAGCAGGATGTGAGGATCTGTGAAGTAAGCGAGGCCAGACCGTTTTCGGACGTGAAAGCACGCTGAAGCGTCTTGTCATCCGTGGTCGCCGGGTACCAATGGGCAAAGTCCAGACGGTGATAAAGCGAATCCACATCGATTTTCCACTTGCGGAAATTGTCTGCGCCGAGATATTCCGCATTAGGGTCATAGACCTGCGCAAGCGGCATACCAACGGCGATTTCCTGCCACGTGTCGCCATACGCCTGCGACGCACGCTGGAAAACACTCAGCGGATTATTCCAACGCCACGTGTTTACGTAGGTGCCGCCGATACGGTTCACCAACGCCGAATAAAATTCATTCTTGAGCTGAGTGGACGACATAAGCGTAGCCATCTGCCTATCCATGTTCATTTGAGTGGCCGAGGGCATTCGCCTCTGGTACTCTGGCGTCGCCTCGTTGCGGATCATGTTGAGGATCTGTGCGTTATTGATCTCGGTGAGCGGACGAAGCTGCTGCTTCGGCGTCACTACGGGGGTAGTTGACATGATGCTTGTTCCTTCCTGATCGTCAGTCTTCATATAGGTCATCAAACGTGCTGTAAGTGCCGTTATAGTCGTCGTCGGTCATTTCGGCCGATTCCGGTGACGTATTGTCGTCGGGGCCATCGTTGAGCACATGGTCGGCTGCTGCGTCGCGCATCGCTTCGACGGTTTTGGACAATTCCGCCACGGTCGCCTCCAATGCGCTGATACGATCGGCCATGTCGGCGTTCTTGTCGTCGCTCGCGTCGTCGGGTTCGTTATCGCCCTGCGCTTCTGGCTCCGGGTTCGGCGTATTGTCGTCGGCGTTCGCGTCCGGTTCGGTATCGGGCGTAGTGTCCGGCTTATCGTCGTTTTCGGTGTCGTCCATAATCACCTCTTAAGGTAGATGGCACGGCGGCAATCACGCTGCCGTGCCGGAATTGCTAGGCTGTGCGGGTTCCCTCGCCGTCGATGGGCGTTGGCTACGCACGTCTACATCCGACCGGATCGCCTTACCGATCGCCTACCGGTCGGGCCATTGAATCGGCTTGGGACGCACACCCCGCTATCGGCTATTATAGCACGAAAATATGGCCATCGTCATTAAGGTGGCGTGACCTCGGTAGGAAGTCGTCGTAGGGGATGGGGGCCGCTCGACGCACGCCACTCAACCGCATCACCGTACTGCCGTCCGTTTCCACACCGCAGTATTTGCGATTGCCGAGAATGCGGAGTTTTTCATAGGTGTGGTCGTTTTTCCACGCGCCCAGTTTCCTGTCGTCCGTTTCGATGTTTGCCGGCGCATCCAGTCCGTCCAATATCATGCCGTCCGTATCGGCGTAAAGCACTCGGTCGGCGTTCGCATTCATCGCTCGGGATAGTGTTTGCCTCCCGTAGGCGTTGACATAGGCGGCGGTCGGCAGCCATGCGAGTGAGTTGGCCGACTCGGGTTTGTCCACCGTAAAATCCACGCCCCCGTTTTCAGATGCCTTCGGGTGCAGCATGGGCCGGTAGAGCGAGGCCCCGAATTTTCCGACCAACGAGTTCAGCAATAGTTTCGCCATTTGCCGACGCTCGCCGGTTTCGGTTTGTTTCGCGTAAAACCATCTATCAACGTAGTCGTAATAAAGTCCATGCGATTTGCGAAATTTCCAGCCGCCCACATGCTCCCACACATGGACATCATAGTTTTCCGTCAATGTTTGCCAATCCACGTCGGTTACCGGCATGGTGACAACGCCTAGCGTACTGTCCAGACGTTCGCCCTCGTACCCCCATACTGGTAGGATGTTCGTGAGCGTCGCCGTTTTTCCCGGTTTCAATGAGGCATCGAACGCGATAACATCGATATGCAGCGGATAATCAGCGTCATAACGATATTTTCCGTCATACCGTATAGGTGAGCCTACCGGCATGGCAAAGTCGCGCATGATGCTCGGATAGAGACTGTTCACATCCCAACTTTTGCAATCCCGATATTCGCCCGGCCTGCTGTACACTATCGCGCCATAGTAGGCGGGACGCATCCGGTGATAGTCGTCCTTGTCCAATGGTGGGAAGTGACGTTTGAATCCGCCGTAATCTCCGCCAATGTAATCGCCCATCGCCATGGACGCTATGGTTGTGCCCTTGAGATTCAGGGCGTCGCATTCCTGCGCGATGTTCCACGTGGTTTCCAGGTCATCCGCACCGCCAAACGTTTCGCGCGAAACATTCAGTCCGTCGTCACGTGTGATGTTGCGCACGTCCAGAAAATCCACGGTGATGCCACCCATGCGCACACGAAAACTGTAGAAATGACCACGAATGTTGAAAGTGCCCCAGACTCCATCCTTTGCCGGATTCGATTGCAGAGGGAGACGTTTCAATAGTTCGGCTGCCATGGGCTTGATATCCTGCCAACCGTGAGCGCACCATACGCGCGTATGATGGTCAAGCATCGTCAGCCGAATGACGGCATTCGCCGTCAATGGCGCTATGCCGTCATCCGTCAATAGCGTTGCGCCGTCTGTTGCCGCCGCTCGACGCTCTCGCATGATTCCATCCTTTTTTTAGTGTCTTGCTGCGCCGGTCATCCATTCATCAAGTCGTGTCTCTACATCTCCCGCGTCCGCTTTAGTCTCCCATTTATGTGCCTTATCATTATACCACGTTGCCTCGCGTACTACAATGCTAAAATTCGTGTTGTTCATTAGCCATCGTTTTTGTCGATTCGACAATGCGGCAAATCTTTGAGCCGCTCTGAAATCGAATGCTTCGAGCTGTTGCCCGACCTTATCAAAATCCGAAACACCCTCGTTTTCTGGAATCCGTCCAGTTCTTGTGCGTAATGGAGCGCGTCCTACGAGTCCGGCGTATTCGAGCATCTCCCGTTCAAGCCTCCTACGGCTTCCGTCTCGAATCATCGCACGCGCATGGCTTATTCCACGCTCTGTGCCGAACACGTTCGCACGGCTTCGCATGAGTTCGTCGCGGGCCGAGCCTCCGACCGTGTGAGTGCCCAGCACGTCGAACGGTGATTCGCCTGCACGTTCCATTTCACGCATCTCACCCACGGTATAACTAGCCATGCTCAACGCTTCGAATTGTTGAGCACGCTTGATTTTCTGCCGTGCCTCAACTCGGCGGCACTGCTGCTGGCGCAATGTTTTCCGACGTTTCGACGGTGCGGCGGCAATTTCCGCGTCGGTAATCAGCGGACGCGCGGCCATCTCACGGTCAAGTTTCGTGACGCGGACATCGGGGACAACCTGATACGGTTCATTATCCCGCGCCCTTAAAGCTTGCTGTTGTTCGCCAAACTCCTGTCCAAGACGCCGTGCAACCTGCTCAAGCTGCTGGGCACTGAGGTTCCCTAAAAACGTTTCGGTGATTCGCTTGGGGAGGCTCCCGGTACTATAATCCCTGACCGCCCGCTCTCGGCGCACCTGCGCCGACCTGATTGCGGCGTTGCGTTTCAGATTGTCAGCACGTCGGCTGTTTTTTTACGTTTTGCCACGGCCTCTCTCCTTGTGAGTATAAAACACCCCTCGCCGTGAAAAGATGAAAAAACGGCGAGGGGTGAATCTGGCGGCAACATCCCTATAGGGGACATTGCCATGTTATCATATGGTGTGGATAATAGTATTACTTGCGCTTCTTTTCTGACACCAATTCAAGGTCGAAGAACTTATAACCGCGCCGACTCTTCTTTTCCACCACCTTGAGGACAAGTGGCTGATTCCATGTGTCCGGCGTACCGAAAATGGCGAACAGATTGCCGAATGCGTGAGCCAACGTGGGGGAGGCGGCGGCAAAGTCGCCCTCCTCTGCGTGAATGACGACGCGGGTAGACGAATTGATTTCACCGGTCTCCTGATTGGCGACTTCGATAGCCTGCGCCAGCACGTTGGTGACATGCAACGGCTCGTTAAGGTGTTCGTCTACCTTATCGGCGGTTTGCATGGCATTGTACAGCGCCATCTTGCCGTCCGTAGTAGTGGTGTCGAAGAAGTGGGATACGGCGTTAGCGCCGTTTGCGGAAAAGTTGTTGCCGTTCGGTACGGTCAGTTCGTTGTCAGCCATTAGTGTCGCCTTCCTTACAGGGGTTATTAATTATTTTCCTCGGTGATAATATCATCTTCGACCACGTTACCGTTAACCGGCCCCGGATAATCGATAATGGTATCATCTCCAAAATCGCAATTAGCCCAATAAATCGCTTCATCCATGCGCGTTGCCTGCGCATGATACTCGGCGGACATGGGCAGCATGTCCTTGTTGATTTTGCGGGCTTTCTTCATAGCCATATCAGCCGTACGGCATGCGCCATTCACGACCACCTCGGTATCAACAAGTTCACCGTTTTCACCGCGCGTGATACCGCGCACAATACTGTAATGCTTGGCTCGTTTAATGCATGCCATAATCATACCGCCTTATCTTATCGTTGCTGCTGTTGCGACATTCTTACAATGTCTTTATCAGTATACCGCACATCTGTCAGATTGTCAAAACATTGACACGCTATTTTAACGACAGTCTGAGCAAATTCGTTGCCATCCCAGACTTTGCACATTTCATAGCATGACGCGCCCTTGACATGACAGACGGCGCACCACGCCACCATAGCCGGAACATAAACGACGCCGCCCAACATTTCGACATCCTGAGTTCGTGCCAACGCGCCGATGCGCGACGTGCGAGGGGACAGTGATAAACAAACGTTTGCCGCATGTTTCACACCGTCAGCAAACGCCACCTGCGACCCTTGAGGCTTATAAAAGTCCTTGAGCAGTGCTATGCTACGGCATAATGTTTCCCAATCGCCCTCACCTCGATTGTATTCTCGCAAGTGCAGCTCACGGAGACGACCACGAATGACACGGCGCACGCGGTCATCATCCAGCACGCCATCATCAAACCAGTTTGTACGTTTGTCGCTTTCATCAAAATTCAAATTCTTCGATTTCATAGCTAAAACTCCAATTTCTCATTACCAGACTCGGCACCATGCCACCACATATCAAACCACAAGTCGTTACTCGGGCACCGTCTCGGCGGCGTGAAAGAGTCACCCTTACGCTTCACACCTGCCCGAAACGCACGCAGACGCCAATACACGTCAGCGTCAGAGCAATCGCCGCAAGTCCACGAATGGATCCAACCACGAAAATACATGCTAATCTCTATCTAAGAGCGGCGTGCGGGCAATGTCGATAGCATCGAGCATAACGTCAACCACTTGACTGCCGTCCCCCGCGTCATACGCGCACAATGCCCGTGCATCGCAAAAACCGACTGGAGTGCGGAATCGGACGGTATACCTCAATTCGTATCGTTGACCATGAGGACAGTACCATAAGCCCACATTCCCCCCAACGAACAGCGAGGGAAATATGGCAACCATCATATCATCATCAGCCATTTCAAAAACCTTTCACTACAAAAAACAGAACCACAGTCACGCTCGATGCAAGTATGACCAAAAAACACAACACATCACGCGCGTCACGCGGCAGTTCGCAAAACACCGTAGCAGCCATCGTAAGAAACAGTACGGAAAGTATGCAAACGGCAACAATCATACCAACCATTATGCCACCTCAGAACACATGAAAATCTCTGTAAAAATGCCTAAAATCATAATTGCGGCAGTACTCGATACCGTCGTCCAAGTCGATAAAATCCGCAATCTTGTCATACTTGCCACAGAGTCCGCAATACAGCTGGAATGAGTAATCAACCCCACTCGAACCGCTAAAATCACACGGCGCTTTACGCCAGCGAAACTGCTGATATATTCCAATATATTCGTCAAGGACGTTAAAATAATGCCATTTCACGACATGACCTCCAATCATATCAACACCACCTTAACTATTCCAATCATAGTACCGTCCATATCAAATGTAGCATTATCAATATCCACGCTTACTTCCACACCCGCATAGGCGTTTCGGACATGGAATAGAACGCCGTCAAGCGACGCTTTCAATGACGTCGTATGAAACATGCCACTAGGCTTCACGCAGTCGGGCAGGATTTCAAACACCTGGAAACCATTATTGATGATGATGAAATACCACATTTGCTTACCTCCTATCACGCTTCTTCGAACGCTTCAATAAAATCATCATTCGGAAACGAATCGCAATCATTATAATCTTCGATAGTCATATCGTTAACCACCGCCACATGATGCAGATTCTCAACAATCACATCAATATCAAAATCGGCGAGTTGCTGACCGCTATTCAGGATATAATCCTCAGCATAATCCTTAATAACGCTATTGTTAATCATTTTTTTCCCTCCCTTATCAGTTGATACTCACATCATACCACACCACAAAAAACAACACACCCACCAACCACAAAAAAAAGAAAACAAAACAACCCACCAAAACCAACACACAAAAAACAACACAC